ACAAAAGAAATTTGTCGCTGTGACATGTCACTATGATGTTGAAGGTTGGCTGCAAGCTGATTGGGTTTATGACGTGTCTTCGTCATCGTTCAAATGGAGGTCAGAAAGGCGACCATCAGCAAAAATCGAGATATTCAAGTGTCATCACGCTGCATGGCGATTGTTTGCAGGAAATCACTATTTGAGCGCTGATCTAAATAAAGCATCAACGTGCTTCATTCTCTTGTTTGACGGAGAACCAGCAGCGTTCACTGCAATATTGCCGTTTCCGCACCCAAAAGTGAAAAACATTTGGAAGGAACATCGCACAGTGACCTTGCCTGATTATCAAGGTTTCGGTCTTGGCAATCGATTGTCTGAATTTGTTGGCGAATGGTTGCACAAGCGGGGCAAAAAGTTTCGATCTGTTACATCGCACCCTGCAATGATTGGTCATCGTCATCGATCGCAATCTTGGATCATGGATCGCGCGCCAAGTCGTGTTCAAAAGCCAGGGAAAAATTCAAAAACACAACAGAAGAAAAGCATGTCAGTGAACAGACTGACTGCATCGTTTCTATATGTTCCAGAAGATCGACGTGAGGTGACGCATGACTGAAGAACAAAAGAAACGCGGCGCTGCAAAAAATAAAGGCGGTCGCCCGCCGCATGAACCAAGCAAAGCAACGCGCGAACTTGTGCAGCTTCATTCCAGCATCGGAACGCGGCAAGATGTTATCGCTTCGATCTTGGAAATCAGCGTCCCAACACTTGAAAAGCATTATCGCAAAGAACTTGATGAAGCATTGGCGCGGGCAAACGCCAGCGTTGGCGGTGCATTGTTCAACAAGGCCGTGAAAGACAAGGACACATCAGCGATGATCTTCTGGATGAAGACGCGTGGCAAATGGTCTGAAAAGGTCGAACTGTCTGGGCCTGATGGCGGGTCGATCCCCGTTGCCATTCAGCGCACGATCGTTGATCCGAAATCAGAATGAAGCTGGACATCAAAACACCACGTTGGTCGGTCCCGATCCTGAAGCATGAAGATGCGCGTTACATCGGCGCATATGGCGGGCGTGGTTCTGGCAAATCGCATTTCTTTGCTGAACTGCTGGTCGAACGATCAGTGATGGGAAAGGTCGATGCGGTTTGCGTGCGCGAGGTTCAAAAATCACTGGCGCAATCGGTCAAGAAGCTGATCGAAAACAAGATACAGGAACTTGGCGTTGGCCACATGTTCGATGTGCAGCAATCGCAGATCAAATCCGTTCACGGCGGCATTATCATCTTTCAGGGGATGCAGAACCACACCGCCGACAGTATCAAATCGCTTGAAGGCTTCGACATTGCGTGGGTGGAAGAAGCGCAATCGATCAGCCAGTTTTCGCTGGACCTTCTGCGCCCGACAATCCGTAAACCAAATTCGCAGCTTTGGTTCAGCTGGAACCCGCGATACGAAGACGATCCAATCGAAGGCTTGATGCGTGGGCCAGAAGCGCCGCCTGACAGCGTTTGCGTTGAAGTGAATTACAGCGACAACCCGTGGTTCCCTGACGTTCTGCGGGAGGAAATGCTTTACGATCAGCGCCGCGATCCAGACAAATATGCGCACGTTTGGAAAGGCGAATATGTTCGCAACAGCGCAACGCGGGTATTCAAGAACTGGACGGTCGAAGAATTTGATGCGCCAGATGATGCGATCCATCGCCTTGGCGCTGACTGGGGCTTTGCGTCCGATCCGACTGTTGGCGTTCGTTGCCACATCGTTGGGCGCAAGTTGTTCATCGATTACGAATGTTATCAGGTTGGCTGCGAGATCGTGGACACGCCTTCGCTGTTTATGACGATACCAGAAGCCGAAAAGTGGCCAATGACAGCGGACAGCGCCCGCCCTGAAACAATCAGCCACATGCGCAAGAACGGTTTCCCGAAGATTAACGCTGCGGTGAAGGGACCGAAGTCTGTTGAAGAAGGCATCGAATGGCTGAAGTCTTTCGACATCATCATTCACCCGCGTTGTCAGCACGCGATCGATGAAATGACGCTGTATAGTTACAAGACTGATCCCGCCACGGGTCGGGTGCTTCCCGTTCTTGAAGACAAGGACAATCACGTCATCGATGCGATCAGATATGCCTGCGAAGGCGCTCGACGCGCACAAAACGTAAAACCCAAGCAGGCAAAAGCGGTTGCCACAATCATGCCTATTGCTCGGTGATTGTTTTTCTTTGCAAAGTATCCTATAATTCCTGCAAACTTTTATGCGGGGCAGCAACGTGGCGAGATTAACCAAATCAGAACGGCTGGCGAATATCCATCAGGACGCCTTGATGGAATTTGACGCTATCCAGTCCGCAATGCGTGATGAACGCCTTCAGTGTTTGTCGGATCGCCGCTTCTATTCGATCGCTGGTGCGCAGTGGGAAGGAACGCTGGGCGAACAGTTCGACAACAAACCCAAGTTCGAGGTGAACAAAATTCACCTGTCCGTCATGCGGATCATCAACGAATATCGCAACAATCGCATCACGGTCGATTTCGTCAGCAAAGACGGTGACGATGACAAACTGTCCGAAGTCTGCGATGGTCTGTATCGTGCTGATGAAGAAGACAGCGTGGCCGATGAAGCGTATGACAACGCGTTCGAAGAAGCTGTTGGCGGTGGCTTTGGTGCATGGCGTCTGCGCAACGTTTACGAAGACGAATACGATGACGAAGACGATCGCCAGCGCATCCGCATCGAACCGATCTATGACGCAGACAGCACGGTTTTCTTTGATCTGAACGCCAAGCGCCAAGACAAGTCAGACGCACGTTCGTGCTATGTTCTGACTGCGATGACCTATGACGCCTATGTCGAACAGTGGAATGACGATCCAGCTTCATGGCCGCATGAAGTCAGCGATGCAGAATTTGACTGGGCAACGCCCGACACGGTTTATGTGGCCGAAGTCTATAAGGTCGAAGAGCGCAGCGAAACGATCCGCATCTTCGAAACCATCGATGGCGAAGAAGAGCGTTATTCTGCGCAAGACTTCGAAGACAACGAAGAACTGGAAATGACGCTGGAAGCCATTGGCACCAAGGAAGTGCGTCAGAAGCGCGTGAAGCGCCGCAAGGTTCGCAAATACATCATGAGCGGTTCGGGCATCTTGGAAGATGCTGGTTACATCGCAGGGACTGAAATCCCGATCGTGCCTGTCTATGGCAAGCGTTGGTTCATCGACAACATCGAGCGTTGCATGGGCCACGTTCGTCTTGCCAAAGACGCCCAGCGCCTGAAGAACATGCAGCTTTCGAAGCTGGGTGAAATCTCTGCGCTGACGCCGATCGAAAAGCCGATCTTTTCGCCAGAACAAGTCGCTGGCCACGAAATCATGTGGGCCGAAGACAACATCAAGAACTATCCGTATCTTCTGGTGAACCCGATCACAGACGCCAATGGCAACGAAACGATCGGTGGTCCAGTTGGATACACCAAGCCGCCCCAAATCCCGCCTGCGCTTGCTGGTCTGTTGCAGATCACAGAACAGGACATGCAGGACATTCTTGGCAGGCAGGAAGCTGGCGAAGAAATCGCGCCCAACATCAGTGGCAAGGCGATCGAACTGATCCAGTCGCGCTTGGACATGCAGTCGTTCATTTACATGTCGAACATGGCGAAAGCTGTGAAGCGTTCTGGTGAAATTTGGCTTTCGATGGCCCGTGAAATCTTGGTCGAACCTGGGCGCAAGATGAAAGCGCTGGGTCGCCAAGGCGATGTAAGCATGATCGAACTTGGCAAGCCCGTGCTGAACCAAGAGACAGGCGAAATCGAATACGAAAACGATCTGTCTGCTGCGAAGTTTGATGTGATGGTCGATGTTGGCCCGTCTTCTTCGTCCCGCCGTGCGGCCACTGTTCGTTCGCTGATGGGCATGATCCAGATCAGCGCCGATCCAGAAACCCGCACCGTTCTGACCGCGATGGCGATGATGAACATGGAAGGCGAAGGCATCGGCGAAGTGCGTGATTACTTCCGCAAGCGTCTGGTGATGATGGGCGTCATCGAGCCAACCGAAGAAGAAGCGATGGAAATGATGCAGATGGCGCAGAACCAGCAGCCCGATCCGCAGTCGCTTTACTTGCAGGCGGAAGCTGCGAAGGCGCAAGCCCAAGCAGTCAAAGCCCAAGCAGATACAGAATACACGATTGCCCGTGCGGAAGAGACCCGTGCGAAGACGATCGAAACGCTTTCATCGGTCGAAAACGACCAGCGTGAAAGTGCAGTGAAAACAGCGCAGACCCTGCAAGGAATTGTTCAGGACGCGCGAGGAATGCGGCAACCGCCCCGCCGCTAACTTGGGGTGAGAATATCATGAGGGTCGTATGACTGATTTGGCAGAAAAGATTGACATCGAGGACGTAGATTTAACCGAAACTTCGGAGCCAGAAGCCGTTGAAGAAGAAGAAGTGGAAGCTGAAGCTGATGAAGCTGAAGTCGAAGCTGATGACGGTGAAACTGAGGCCGAAGAAGAGGATGAAAGCGTTGTCGTGACGATCGCTGGGGAAGCGCCGCCCCAAGAAGACGAAGAGGAAACCGATCGTGCGCCTGAATGGGTGCGTGATCTTCGCAAACAGTATCGTGAGGAAAAACGCCGCAATCGTGAACTGGAAGAAAAGTTGGCATCGATGGGGGGTGGGGCGCAAAGCGACATCCAGCTTCCTGAGAAACCATCGCTCGAAAAGGCCGATTACGACACCGAACGTTACGAACAGGAACTTGCTGCGTGGTATGAGCAGAAGCGAAAGTATGACGAAGCGGAAGCGTCCAAGCGCGCTGAACAGGAAGCTGTTGAACGTGAATGGAAGCAGAAGCTGGAAGGCTATCAGTCGGCCAAGTCCGATCTGAAAGTGCGTGATTTCGAAGACGCAGAGGACACTGTGCAAGAAACGTTGTCCGTCACTCAACAGGGCATGATCCTGCAAGGGGCCGAAAACCCTGCGCTGTTGGTCTATGCTCTTGGCAAGAACCCGAAGAAAGCGAAAGAACTCGCGTCTATCCAAGACCCCGTGAAGTTCGCTTTCGCCGTGGCAAAATTGGAGACCAATTTGAAAGTCACTAAGCGTAAAGCATCATCGAAACCTGAAAAGGCTCTGAGCGGCACAGCCCGCCCATCTGGATCGGTTGATAGCACCCTTGAACGGCTGCGTGCTGAAGCGGAAAGAACTGGAGATTATTCGAAGGTCTTTGCGTATAAGCGACAGAAGCGCAGTTAAACACTTATGGAGTAGAAAATGGCAAACGCATTTTCCAAAGAAGAACGCGTAGCGTTCGAAGACATTCTGGCGGGGTTCAATGACGCATTGGTCATGTCTTCGCTGGTGAACAAATACAACACCAACGGCGTAATGATGGAACGTTCTTCGGACACCATCTGGCGTCCAATGCCCTACATCGCCCAGTCGTATGATGGCGCTGATGCGACTTCGAACTTCGGCGACAACACTCAGTTGGCTGTTCCCGCAACCATTGGCTACCAGAAGCACAGCACTGCGCTTTTGACTGCCAAAGAACTGCGCGATCTGCTGCAAGAGAACCGTCTGGGTCAAGCTGCTGCACAGAAGTTGGCATCTGACATCAACGTTTCTGTTCTGTCTGTTGCATCGAACCAAGGCACGATCGTTTCGAAGCGCACCACTGCTGCTGGTGGCTACGCAGACGTTGCTGAAGCCGATGCATTGATGAACGAACAGGGCGTCATGATGGACGGTCGCAACTTCGCGCTGTCTAGCCGTGATTACAACGGCATGGCTGCTGATCTGGCCGCACGTCAGACCATGAACAACATCCCGACCGAAGCCTATCGTCGTTCGTATGTTGGTGAAGTTGCTGGTTTCCAGACCTTCAAAATGGACTACGCAAACCGCCTGACTGCGGCTGCTGGCACGACCGTTACCATCAACGGCGCAAACCAGTATCACGTTCCTGCGGCAACTTCGACTGCGGCAACTGGTGAAACTTCCAACGTGGACAACCGTTATCAGACGATTGCAATCACTGTTGGCGGCGGCACTGTCAAAGTTGGTGACGCGTTCACCATCGCTGGCGTAAACGCTGTTCACCACATCACCAAGCAGGACACTGGCCAGCTGAAGACTTTCCGCATCGTGGAAATCGTCACTGGTTCGGGTGGCACTGGCACCGTCAAGATCAGCCCCGCAATCGTTTCCGCACAGGGCGGTTCGGACGCTGAAGAACAGTATAAGAACGTGACTGCAACGCCTGCAAACGGCGCGGCTGTGACCTTCCTGAACACTGTGACTGCGCCTGTTAACTGCTTCTGGCACCGTGACGCGATCGAACTTCTGCCTGCTTCGCTGGCGGTTCCGACCGATGCGGGTGCAGACATCATGCGCGCAACGACCGATCAGGGCGTTGAACTGGTGATGCAGAAGCAATTCGACATCAACACCCAGAAGACCAAGTATCGCTGGGATACGCTGTTCGGCGTGGCACTGGTTCAGCCTGAAATGGCTGGTATCATGCTGTTCTCGCAGACTTAATGATCTTGGGGTGGGGCTTCGGTCCCACCCTTCCTTGATGGGGAAAGTGCTATGCCGTTGAAACAAGGATACAGCCGAAAATCGATCGGCGAGAATATCAAAGCAGAAGTGAAGTCGGGCAAGACCCGCGCGCAGGCAACGGCCATTGCACTCAGCACGGCGCGAAAAGCGGCTGAACGTGCTGGCAAGCCCTCCAAAGCACCGAAGAGGAAGAAAAAATGAGCGTTATGCTGTATAAGCACCCTGGGCCACACGACATTCACGGCGACAAGTTTGATTACATCATTGTTGACGAAGCTGATGTGGACGCGAAAGTAAAAGAAGGCTGGGCCAAATCGACTGACGAAGCGAAGTCTGGCCCTGTTGCAAAGCCCGCTGCAAAGCGCGCACGCAAGCCCAAGACCGAGGAATAAGATATGGCATACACGAAGCGGGACATCGTTAATCAGGCGTTCGAAGAGATCGGTCTTGCTTCGTATGTCTTTGACCTACAGCCGCAGCAGCTTGAAAGCGCTCTGCGGCGTCTTGATAACATGATGGCGACATGGAACGGCAAGGGCATCCGCCTTGGCTATCCGTTGCCTTCTTCGCCTGCTGACAGCGATCTGGATCAGGTGACGGGCGTGCCAGATAGCGCGCTCGAAGCGATGGCCACCAACTTGGCTGTGCGGATCGCGCCGATGTTTGGCAAGACCGTTTCGCCTGACACGAAGGCAATCGCAAAGAAGGCATACACGCAGATCATCACGCAGTCGGCCACGCCGATCGAAATGCAACTTGATAACACTGCAATTCCGTCTGGCGCGGGCAATAAGATGTTCCGTTACAGACAAGACCCATTCCTGCGCGATCCTGTTGATCCGCTTCAAGCAGGGCCAGACAGCATCTTGGATTTGGAGTAAGCACCATGGCAACCATCAATCAACTTTCCGCAACTTCTTCGCTTTCGGGCGGCGATCAGCTTCCTGTCTATAAGCAGGGCCAGGGGGACGCACGCAAGGCATCCATCACGACCCTGATGGATTATGTGAACGCGAACGTCACGACCGTCACCCAGAACACCCAGTATGCAGCGCCTGCGGCCACTGGCTTCAGCGTTACTGTGAACACTGGCAACGTATGGCTGATCCTGACGCCTGTTAGCACTTACGCAGCTGGCGCGATCGTTCTGCCCACTGGCGCGACAGACAAAGACACTGTGACCGTGAACTGCACGCAGATCGTCACTTCGCTGACCGTTTCTTCGGGCGCGACTGTTGTTGGCGCACCGACCACGCTGGCGGCAAACGGCTTCTTCACCATGCGTTATGACGCAGCAACTTCGACTTGGTATCGGATTGGCTAATGCAAATACCCATCCTGAACGGCATTTACGCTGACGCAACGCCAGACTTTCGGACATCATATCCGAAGAACTTGGTGCCTGTGCCAAAGCAAACAGGCATTTCGGCGGGCTATCTTCGGCCAGCTGATGGCATTGTGGAAGCGGGGACTGGCCCAGGGATAAACCGTGGCGGCATCAACTGGAACGGCACGCTGTATCGCGTGATGGGAACCAAGCTAGTTTCGATCGCAGAAGATAACACCGTGACCGAAATCGGCGATGTTGGCACTGGCAACCGCGTGACGTTTGATTATGGATTTACTTATCTGGCGGTCGCTTCTGGCGGTCGTTTGTATCTGTATGACGGAACCACACTGACGCAAGTCACCGATCCCGATCTTGGCACTGTCTTGGACGTTGTTTGGGTCGATGGGTATTACATGACCACAGATGGCGAATTTCTGGTGGTCACTGATCTTGATGATCCGTTCGCCGTGAACCCGCTGAAGTATGGTTCATCTGAAGCTGACCCCGATCCCGTCGAAGGTCTTCTGAAGCTGCGCAACGAAATCTATGCGCTGAACCGATACACGATCGAAGTCTTCGACAACGTGGGAACAACTGGCTTTCCGTTCCAGCGGATCGCGGGTGCGCAAATCCAGAAGGGAACAGTCGGCACGCACGCTAACTGCGTCTTCATGGATAACATCGCGTTCTTGGGTGGTGGTCGCAACGAAGCGCCTTCGATTTACATGGGCGCAAACGGATCGACCCAAAAGATCGCCACGCGTGAAGTTGAAGAAATTCTGGCGACATACACTGAAGCGCAGCTGTCCGTTGCGTTCTTGGAAGAGCGCACAGACAAAGCGCATCAGTTCTTAATCGTTCACTTGCCAAATCACACGCTGGTGTTCGATGGCGCTGCAACGCAAGTCATGGGCCAGCCTGTTTGGTTCTCGCTGTCTTCGACGCTGGTTGGCGAAGGCAAGTGGAACGCCTGCACCGTGATCTGGTGCTATGACAAGTGGAACGTCTGCCACCCCGACACGAACCAGTTTGGATATTTGGATGACACCATTTCTTCGCACTGGGGCATCGATGTTGGTTGGGAGTTTGGGACGCAGATCGTTTACAACGAAAGCAACGGCGTCATCTTTCACGAAATGGAACTGATCGCACTGACTGGCCATGTTGCATCTGGCACGTCACCAACGATCTGGACGCAGTATTCGAGCGATGGCGAAACATGGAGCGTTGAAAAGCCGATCCGCGCAGGGACGCTGGGGCAGCGCGCCAAGCGCCTTGTCTGGCTTCAGCAGGGTCACATGAACAACTGGCGCATCCAGCGTTTCCGTGGCACGTCTGAAGCGCATCTGGCGATCGCAAGGTTGGAGGCGCGGCTGGAGCCGCTGGCGTTCTGATGGCTGATCCAAATGTCCCAACACGAAATCAAATTGCGCGAATTGCTGGTAACGACCCTGAAATGGTCAAGGCGCTTGAACGCCTTTTCATCGTTGCGGGTGATCTTGTCCCTGCTGACATCGCGGCGCTGACGATCCTGATCGAAGCCGCTGCTTATGATGCGGGCGTGGCGCAGAACAAGGCCGAAAGCTATCAGGCGAACTTCCTGAAGACCGATTACATCGACTTCAATCGCGTTGGCCCGCACGTTGCTGCTGCGCGCCGTATGCAGTGGAACGAAGATGATGGAACGATCGATGTTGGCATGAACGCTGACGTGATGCTGCAAGTCGGTCAGGAAATGCACTATTACGCCAAGAACACATCTGGCGGTGACATTCTGAACGGCACGCCAGTGATGTTCACAGGCACGCTTGGCGCATCTGGAAAGCTGACGTTTGGCAAAGCGGTGGCTGACGGGTCTGCACCTGCGATCTATATGATGGGCGTTGCGACCGAAGACATTCCGAACAACGGCTTTGGCTACATCACCAGCTTCGGAAAGGTGCGCGGGTTCAACACAAGCGGCACGCCATATGGCGAAACATGGAATGATGGCGACATCATCTATTTCAGCCCAGCTGCTGCGGGAACGTGGACAAACGTGCGACCAACAGCGCCGAACCTTGATCTGCCCGTTGCGGTGGTTCTGAACGCTGCGACTGGCGGTTCTGGTGAAATCTTTGTGCGCATGAAGACGGGTGAAACTGTCAATTCGCTGCACGATGTTGAAGCTGGATCGCCTTCGGACGGGGACATTTTGGAATACGACAGCGGAAACGCTCGATGGGAAAATGTGGCTAACCCAGGTCGCACATCGAACACGCTGCTTTGGCTGGAGTGCTATTGATGGCATATAACGACATTACACCGACCAAACTTGGACAGGCCGCAATCACCACTGGCGTCACCACGCTTTACACCGTGCCAGCTTCGACGCGCGCATTTGTGAAGAACTTGGATGTTGTAAACACATCAGCAGGCGCTTTGACGTATCGCATCTTCTTGGTGCCTTCTGCGGGAACTGCTGGCACGGCCAATGCGCTGTTCTATGACTTCCCGATCGACAGCAAGGAAAACATCCAGTGGACTGGCACGCAGATTTTGAACGCGGGTGACACGATCCAAATTCAGGCATCTGGCACTGGCATCACCATCACAGCAAGCGGGGCGGAGGCAGTATGACCGTAACACCAACAGTTCTGATCGAACCCAAGCTGGCAGAAGCCACGAACACGGTGCAATACACCGCAGATGGCGTGAACGCGATCGTGGACAAGTTCACAGTGACCAACAACGGCGCAGCGCCAGCGACCATCACGATCAATGTGGTGACGAACCTTGGCACTGCATCGACCGCAAACCGCATTGTGAACGCTCGAAACATCGAAGTCGGGGAATGTTACACTTGCCCAGAAATGGTTGGGCAGGTGCTTGTCGATGCGGATTACATTTCAACGACTGCCAGTGCAGCAACAACACTGACCATTCGTGCTTCAGGGCGCGAGATCACGCTTTAAGGAGATCGACATGGACGAAATTTTT